TCCATAAACGCAGATTAGTAGAAGATCAGGATCTATATGTACGAGTTGGAGATTTTCTATTTTATGGAGAGAATTATTTTGAAATTATAACATTAAACGAGCCAAAGCAGCTATTTGGAAGTAACACACAACGCATGGAAATAGCCGCAAAATGCATAAAGGCACGTGATGGTCTGTTTAATGCAAAATAAAATAGATTTTCAGTAATATATACACTAATTATTATAAATTTGTGCTGTTATAGGCAGAATAATAGACCAAGGAGAAATCACTAAATGGCAGTTGAAAACTTTAGATTTGTATCGCCCGGAGTACAAGTTAACGAAATAGATAATAGCGTATTACCGGTTGTGCCACCAAAATTAGGTCCACTCGTAATTGGTCGCACTCGTCGTGGACCACTAATGCAACCATTTACTGTTACAAGTATTCCACAACTTGAAACTGTATTCGGACCTGCATCAAATGGTATTGTTGGTCTAGCCGATGTTTGGCGTACTGGCGTTCCAACTGCGCCTACCTTTGCAACATATGCAGCACAAGCATACCTAAAAAATAATGATCCAGTAACAGTTGTTCGCGTTGGTGGTATTCCAGCTGTTGGTTCACTGAAGCCAGGTTGGAAAATTACTCAAGCAAAAGCAGCAGACACAACCGATGGCTCAGAAGCAGGTGCTATTGGCATCATCATCCACGATAAAGAAGCAACCAACAACTCAACGGAAGCCGGTGGAGTTGGAACACTAGTAGGTGTTATCTACGCTAGCGGCGCATTAGTTAAATTAGCTAATGCGTCCAACGGTAAAAGTTCTCGCCAGCTTACCACAGGCGATAAGACCTTTAAGATTAGTATAAAAGTAGGAACAGGAGAAGCAAAAGAATATCCTGTAAGTGTAGAGACACTAAGAAGCGTACTAAATACAAACCCAACTGCTCTAGGCACAGAACACTATTTCCTTGGTGAAACCTTTGAAAAGTCAATTGTTGACGTAACAGACAAATATGTTTCACTAGTTGAACTAGAAGCAGATGCTTCAAACTATGAATTTGAAGTTAAAAACGCAGAAACACCATACATCATCTCAGATGGAACCTCACCAGTACCACTATTTAAGCTTGTTGGTCTAGAAGGCGGTGCAAACGATTCACGAGATCTAAAAATCTCAATTGAAGACATCAAGCCAGCCAGCTTCCCGCAAGTTGATCCATATGCAACATTTAGCGTAGTTGTTCGTGCATTATTTGAAGGAACAGACGAAGTTGTTTATGAAAAATTTGAAAACTGCAGTCTAAACGTCAATTCTTCAAATTATGTTGCAAAAAGAATTGGAACAATGCATAGAAAATGGGATGTAGTAAATGGCGTTTATACAGAGGAAGGAGAATATGCAAACGTTTCTAAGTTTGTAAGAGTAGAAATGGCAGCAAACTCTGCACAACCTTCTGCATACCCATACGGCTTCCAGATTCCAAAATTCAAAACAGTAGTTGGAATAGTAAATACAACAACCCAAATTCCAGCGCTTCCATTAAAAGGCGAAGTAACTATAAATTCTGCAAAGACAAAAAATGTAGGTTTATTATCGGATCCATCAACAAATGCAGATCTAGTTGATTTTACTGCCCGCAGATCATTGGCTCTAGCACAAGATGCCTCTACTGCAAACTTTAGTCTTGGCTATTATAAAGCAAAGAAGTCAGATAATACAGACGTTACTTCTCAGGCAGACTACTCAAAGATTACTAAATTTACATACGAAACAACATTAGCAGCAAATGACTATACCAAATATGGCCTAATCAAAGGATTTGACGTTCCGCTTATGGGTGGATTTGATGGTTTAGATGTTACACAAAGAGAACCAATCATCAATAATGATAGCGCTCATCTGGGAACCGATAATACTTTTGCAACAGAAATCGTAAATCGCGCACTTGATATCATCGCCCCAGCAGAAGTTGTTGATTTTAATACACTTTGCGTACCAAACGTTAAAAATGCAACTCTACAAGCAAAGATGCTACAAATCTGCAAAGCTCGCGGTGATGCATTAGCAGTAATTGATCTTGCAAACGATTATAAGTTTGATTATGAAAACGGTGGTTCTCCTGCTGTTCCAAGTGTTGAGCAAGCGATTTCATCAATTGAAAATTATAACAACAGCTACGGCGCAGCATACTTCCCAGCTGTATTCGTACCATCAGCCGGTATCTATATGCCAGCATCAATTGCTGCACTAGGTGCCTTTGGCGGTAACGATGCACGCAGCGCAGTTTGGTTTGCACCAGCAGGATTTAGCCGCGGTGGATTAAGCGACGGCACATCGGGTTTAGCTGTCTCAAAGGCGTCAATTGCATTAACAAGCGCACAACGCGACAGACTATATGAAAACAACATTAATCCAATTGCAACATTCCCAGGTGCAGGCGGAGTTGTTATCTTCGGTCAAAAAACATTACAACGTACACCAAGCGCACTTGATCGCGTAAATGTTCGTCGTCTAGTTAACCACGTAAAGAAAGAAGTTTCAAGAGCAGCCGTAAATGTTATCTTTGAGCCAAACGTAAAAGATACATGGGATAACTTCAAGGATGCCGTAAATCCATTCCTAGCAAACATTAAAGTTAACTACGGCCTAGAAGAAGCAAAGGTTGTATTAGATGAAAAAACAACAACTGCTGACTTAGTTGATCGTAACACAATGTATTGCAAGATTTACTTAAAGCCAACCCGCGCAATTGAATTTATCGCAATTGACTTAATTGTTACAAACTCTGGCGCAGTATTTACAGAATAATTCATAGGAGAATAAAAAATGAGTTTTTGGAGTAGCCCAAGCCTAGACCCAAAGCGCCAATTTAGATTCAAGGTAAAATTTAAAGGAGCCGGCGCAGAAGCACCTGTTTATCTTGCACAATCAGCAGAGCGTCCAATTTATACAGTTAGTGGAAATACAAAAATTGACTTTCTTGATAAGAGTTTTAACTATCCAGGTAAAGTCACATGGAACGACATCAAGATTAAATTTATTGATGGTGTTGACAAAAATGAAAATATGGCCTCACAAGCATATAAATACCTTACAGCAGCCGGATTTATCCTTCCAAATAACGTAAATGCAGCAGCCGGAACAGGTTTTAGTACTATCTCTAAAAATGGAGCAATTATAACAACCGTTAAAGTTGAACCACTAAAAACAGATGGCACTACAGCAGAAACATATACATTAAACAATGCTTTTATTACAACTGCAGGTTTAACTGGATTTGACTACGGACAGGAAGGTTTTGCGACAGCAGAATTTACATTAAAGTACGACTGGGCTTCATACGAATAATAAAAGCCTTTAAATAAATAAAGCCGCGACTATTTATAGTATAAAACTATAGGAGTCGCGGCTTTGTCATTTTGGTCAAGCAGTCCAGACATTTCTCAAAAACATAAATGGAAAGTTGAATTTAAGGGTGAGCTTTTAAAGGGCCAAGGCGATAATAAAGTATTTTTCGCTAAGTCCGTAGATAAGCCATCATACACAGTTAAAACAACAAGCTATAAGTATCTTTATAGCCATGAATTTAAATTTCCAACGCGTATAAGCTGGAATCCTATCCGCTTATCGCTATATGATGTTATAGAAAAAGGTGTGGCAACAAATGTACATTCTATGTTAACTGGCTTTGGATACAAGCCACCATATAGCGAAGACACAGGAAATGAAATAGTTTCCACTTATCACTTCAAAGATAGATATAAATTGACAGGTTTAAATATAATTCAGCTTGGGTCTGGTAGTGGCGATAAAACCGAGCCAAAGCAAGAAATTTGGTCTTTGAAAAATGCACTAATAACGGATATAAAGTATGATACACTAGATTACTCGTCCGATGCACCTGTAGTAATTGAAATGACAATAGCATATGATTGGGCAACACTAACCCAATAGAAAGAATATAAATGAAAAGCGCATTAGAGGAAAAATTAGAGCAATTAAAGAGTGGAGCAGGTCAAGAAACAGCAGCGGTAGTAGCGCAAAATAGCATAGCAGCCGTTGCACAAAACTACGATAAGTTAAATTTCGTTACTCCGATTGAAGTAGTTGATCTGCCATCAGAAGGTAGATTCTACCCAGAAAATCACCCTCTGCATAATCAAAAAACAATTGAAATTAGGCAGATGACTGCAAAAGACGAAGATATTTTAACCAATCGTTCGTTTATAAAAAAAGGCATTGTTATTGATAAATTCATTGAGTCAATAATTGTAAATAAAAGTATACCTGTTCATACCCTGCTTGTTGGCGATAAAAATGCAATTGTTATCGCAGCAAGAATAACTGGTTACGGCCAAAGTTATGATGTCTCAGTTCTTTGTAGCGAATGCGGCACTAAAAACAATAGACGCGTAGATTTAAATGATGCGGTAGTAAATAAAGGTATAACTGCATTAGAAGGCTCAGAAGACTCAGCAATATTACCAAATGGCAATATCCTGCTAAAACTGCCAAAGACTGCATGGATTGTTGAGTGCAAGATTCTAAATGGCGAAGATGAAATTGCATTGCTTAAAATGGCAGAAGAGAAAAAAAGAAACTCTACAATTGAAGACATAACAGGCACGCAGCAATTACAGATTATAGTTAAATCAATAAACGGCGTTGCAGATAAAGACATAGTAGAAAAAGGTATCGGCGCAATGCCAGCAGCCGACGCAAAGCATCTAAGAAAGAAATACCAAGAGTTAATACCAGATATCAAAATTAAACATAAATTTGCTTGTGAACTGTGCTTAACGGTTCAAGATGTGGAGGTTCCTTTTACACAGGAATTTTTTTGGCCTAAGTGATGATTATATGGAGTCTGTGTATAATCAAATGTTTGACCTCAAGTATCATGGAATGTGGTCTTTTATAGAAATATACAATCTCCCAATAGGCTTAAGGAAATGGTTTGTAGAGCGTCTCTCAAAACAAATTAAAGAAGAAAACGAAGCAAATAGGAAATAGAAAACGGGTTTAACGCCCGTTTTTTATTTGGTTCCTAATTATAGATATTGAGGGAAATACATGGCGGATCCAAATATAAGTGAAGTTATGGCAAGAATTACTGCGATGGAAAAACAGGTATCGGCAAATAACATTGCTACTGCCGGTAAGACAATTGACCAAATCCGTGAAGAATTTAATGCTGCCAAATTTAATTTAATTATGGAGATAAATACGCTGAAAGAGGAATTGCCAACTCTTTCTGCTGCAATGAAAAAAATACACGATGAAACAAAAGCAAGATTAGAAGGGCAAGTTCAAAATCAAAAAAAATTACAAGCAGAACTTGCACAATCACTAAGTGGTTTTTTTAAACTAAATGAAGTTGAAGCAAAGCAATATTTTACCCTAATAAAGCAAGTTTCCGAAGCAACAGGACCAGCCCTAGATGCCGCAAAGCGGGCGCTGGCGGATTATTCAAAGCAGTTAATGACGGACGATAAAATCACGGCTAATTTTGCAGAAAATCAAGCAAAATATCTTGAAATTATCAAAAAGAACATAATTGACAACGGATCGGCAATTAAGAATCTTTCAGATGGACCAATTAAAGCCCTCTTACAAGATGCAGCAAGAGTTGCAGGCGTAAAGGATGATGAAAAATTAAGCGCAGAGCAGCTTAATAAAGTCCTAAAAGAACTTAAGCTAACGCAGGAAGCAGTTATAGCCGATAAAGACTTAATTGTTTCTTCGGTAGCAGCACGTGCAGCTGCATATGGTAATCTTACAACGCAAATTAATCGCACAAATGAAGAATTAAAGATTCTTAATGAAGCGCAAAAAAGCGTTGAAGAAAATGCAGAAGTATCAGGTAGAGCAACGAAACATATGGCGGCAGGAATGTCGGCGTATGCTGATTCTTTGGCGATGGCATCTTCAAAGTCTAATTTATTTTCTTCTGTATTATTATCAAGTTTAAATTTTAGCAAGGCGCATGACGGGTTTAGTATGCTCAAGGGCGCAGTTGGTGCGCTTAAAGATTCTTTTATAGATTGGGAAGGTGCAATTAACCGTGTATTTAACTTTTTAGATGAACGCGTTGTTAAAAGTACATTCCTGTTTAATAAAATAGGCGCAGACGTAAACAAGATGACCGGCGGGCAGGGAGAAGCTTTTAATAGGGCTGTAACAAATCCTGGTGTCATAAAAGGTGATGTATTTGGTATCCGCGAAAACTCTATGCCACAGCTTGCAGCATATGGAGTTACCTTAAAAGAATTAGGTAATTCATATGCCGCCCTATCAAATACAATCGGTAACTTTAATAATCTAACAGACAAGCAAAGACTGGCATTAGCTTCAAGCGCAGCAGCATTTAAGGCACTGGGAGTATCCGAAGAACAATATGGTGAAGTTACAAAGATATTCATGGGTACAACAAAAATGTCCATACAGGCAGCCCGTGAACAATTTGAACAGCTATCAAAAGACGCTCTTGGATTAGGAGTTAATGTTGCTAAATATGCGTCTGAATTTAAACAGAGTATAAATCTAATAACCGGTTATGCAAAAGAGGCAGTTGCGGTATTTAAAGAATTAAACGGCTTAGCGCAACTAACAAATAATGTTATGTCTGCAACTGATTTTGCATCCTTCTCGGATAAATTTAATACACTTGAAGGCGCAGCAGAGATGACATCTAAGCTAAATGCTGCCCTTGGAGGTATGTCAATTAATCTTCAAGAGATGGCAATGGCTGAAAGTCCAACTGAGCGGATTATGACAGTATTACGCGCAGCAAAAGAATCTGGCGTTGAATTTGCAAACCTAAATCGCGGTTTTAAACAATTACTTGCAGAGCCTTTTGGTGGTGATTTAACAAAAGCTGCATCATTCTATAAACTTTCAGAAAATCTAGGCGATGTCCAAGCGAAACTTGAACAAGCTGCCGCTAGCGAAGAAGAATTAGCTAAAAAACGAGCAGAGAGCGTATCAGCTCAAGAGAAGCTAGCAGCGGCATTAGATAATATGAAAATAGCCTTAACCCCTATTTTAGATATCTTCTCTGGCCTTGCGTCTGTTGTTAATTACCTAAACAAGCACATGAGTCCAACTGGTACTTTGGCACTAGGATTGGGCGGATTAGTTACTTTAGCAGTTTATGCATGGAATAGATTTGCAACATCGGCAGTGAATAGCGTAAATAGAGTTACAGCATCTTTTGGAGTAATGAGCGCGGAACTTAAAGCAATAACAGCGCAGCTACAACAATTAAATGTGACTCTTGGTATGACAGCAAATGCAGCTAAAAACATATCAGTTGACGCGAGAGGAGTGATAGGCCCAGGACTTGCAAAGCCAAGTAGTTTTAAATCCATGATGGGATCTGCTGGTGGTTGGATGATGGGCGCAATGCTTGCAACATCAGTCCTTGGTTCACTTGGTAAAAAAGCCTCAGAAGCAGAACAGTCCGTAATGCAAGATGAAACAATAAAGGCAGATGATGCCGAGGTTGTTCCAAGTTCAATAACAAAACTATCTACAAATTATAATATTAAAAACTTGGCAGACAACGGTCGTACAAATGTAAGCGTTACTGCGCCAAATGGCGCAACACAAAAAATTAGTGGCGATCCAAACGATAAAGTAATATTAGCAAAAAGCGGTGGCGCTATTGCAAACGGATTAAACGCATTATCTAATCTAAATCTAGGTGGTATGCTTGGAAATATTGGTACAGGTATCTCTTCTGCGATGCAAACAGCGCTTTCTTCTTTTGGAGGCGCTATTTCTTCGCCAATTACAACAATTTCTAATTATTTTTCACCAAACGGCACAGCTACAAGAATGCAGGCAAGCGTAGAAACACTTACTGCGACAAATAAAATGACAACAACAGAATTAACAAATTCCAAGACAGAAAATAAAAAGAGCTTTATGCAGGAATTTAAAGAGATGTTGTCATTTAACGCTCAAAGTCCTGCGTCAAATAACTTCTTTAAGATTAGAATAGGCGATAAGGAACTAGATACTGTTGCAGACCTAGTTAAGAAAGAAGCGCTAAGAGAAGTCCCAGAGATAGCAGCAAGAGCAATTGGTTCAAAAGTTAACGTATAGGGTATAAATAATGGAATTTGCAGAACATTTAAAAATTAAAATTGTTGATAATATTCAAAGTAAACCGGTAAATTTTAAAGCATATCTAACGGATTCAAACGTTGATTTTAAGCTAATGGATCAAACAATGGCATATGCGCCGCTTAGCTTCAGAAATAATAAAATACATACACGTACAACTATATCTACAAAATTAAGCTTTGATATATTAGCTGAAAGCCACGCAGAGGCGATATCTAATTACCAAAATTTAGATTTTTTATTGGAGGCAATAAAACCTCAATATACAGTTATAAACCAGCAATATTTACCTGATCTAAAAAACTCATTTGGATTAATATCTTTAATGTTCCGCGGTCTTAAACCACTAGAAGATTCAAAGTTTATATATCTTGAACAGTTTGAATATCGTATAATTAAAGATATGGGATTCATAACAACAACTGACCAAAAATTAATGCCAATTGGGTTCTCACTATCAATTGGTGGAAGAATCCTACAAGAATTCAAAGAAAATGTAAGAGGTATCTATAATGTTTAATAGATACGCCAGCACAAAAGCAATTGTAAACAATAATCCTCTTTATAAAAATATTCTTAAAGATAAAAATTTAAAACTTATAAATCAATATGAGACTTTTGATTTTAAAAATTTAAAAAACATAGAAGAAGCCGGTATTGCATATGTAGAACATACGGTTAAACCATTTGAAAGAATGGATCAGATTTCACAAAAATATTATGGAGCGCCAGAATATGGCTGGCTTATATGCTATACTAATCAAATTGGGAGCGAGTTTGATCTAAAAGAAGATACTGTTCTAAAAATTTATATTCCTCTTCTTTCTGTGTTAGGATTATTATAATGCCAAATTATTACGAAAACAATGAATTGCAAAAAATATTAATTGCAATGTCTGATAAATTACAGAATAAAATTATATCAGAGGCCATCGCAAATGGACTTCCGTATAATAATTCTCCAAAAGTTATTAAAATTGATCCATCTAAAAAAACTGATCTATCCGAGACAGAAAGCAAGGATCTACTAGTAAAAGAAAGACATTTGCTTTCTGGATTGCCGGCACCATCTGAGCAAATGGCGGCTGAATTATTTTCAAACAGAGAAGAACCAATAGAATTTAGTTATGTTTTATCTCATTACGTAACTGTTGTGGTCCAAGGGAAGAAAGGCTCAGGCGAGAAAGATAAAACATATTATTTTAATATTGATGAAGCAAATAAATATCTTTCTGGTCGTGTATTTTTTAGAAAAGTAGAAATTACAAATGATAGTAAAAGCATCTATACGTTAAAAACAAATTATACAGTTGTACTTGAAGTGGGTTTTACATATTTTGGTAACTTATTAGAAGAATGTCTTGTTTTAACAAATATAAATGATCCATCTGATATAATAAACTATGCTCCGATTAAATTAATTTATAAATATTTTGATACAATCGGACTGCCGTCAGAAGATAAAAGCCTAAGAGACTCAGACGGGATTTTCTTAAATCAAGAATTAAATCTCATTGACCCAGCTAGATTTTCGGAGTCTATATCGCTTGGATTATCAAAGATTTATAAAAGCTATCATTTAACATATGCAAAGCATGAATTTGATGTGTTTAAATCATCTGAGCCTATTAATAATTTTTTAGAAAATACTTTAACTATAACATATATTGCCTATGAAAGTGATCTAGAGCGTAAACTAGCTCCATCGTCAGAGACTCCAAGAACATCAGACAATCTCTATGCCTTGTTAAAAGACGCAGCAAGTATAAGAAATACAATAGCTGGTGCCGCAGGAGCAACAAATCTAGAGTTAGATATATGGGATATACAGAGAGCCAGTCAGGAATACTCTGAGTGGAAAACAGTTTTGGATCTTGCAAATGAAGATTTAAGCTGTGCATTAGTGTATAAATCATTAAAAGACGATGATCCAAACAAGGCAGCGCTTTCGGCTTGGTCTGCAAGCAGCACACCAGAAAATATAAAGCAAATTAGAGGAAGATTAAGCGTAATAAGAGGGAAAATGTCTGATATTTTTTTTAGAATTGATAGAACATTAATTACTTATATTTTAGCTAGATGTGTAGTTTATGAAACAGAAATAGATTCTAATTTAATTAATGCCTTTGAAGCTAGTAATAAATTAAAAAAGTTTGAAGATAATCTTTTGAGTGTGCTTGGAAACACAGCTGCGTTCGTTGCCAGCGCATATATGGGAAATATAGTGCAAGCAGGAATTTCCGGTATAGCATTGGCTTCGGATTTATATGAAATAATAGTTGCAAAAACAATAGTAAGACATCCACAAAATATTACAGCAATAAGAAGCGTTGCAGAGTCTGGGGTCAATGTCAAACTGGCAGAGACTTTTTTCAATAGAACAAAACGTAGAAGTGGAGAATTAGGTTTTTTTACAACCGGCTTGCTTGGCATGGGTGTCAAGGGTGTGGCAAGTACTGCCGGCGCTCTAGGCATACAATGGGCCGAACGAGCATCAAATAGAATATCAAAAAATGAAGCTCTCGCAGATGCAGCAGGACACAATCTTGAAGGAGTGGCAAATCAACAGTTATTAGGTACAAGCGTTGGAGGTGACGATGAAACATCCGCAAAGATTGGAATATTGAAAAAATATCTAGATAATGACTTTAAGCTAGAGCTTCCAGAAGAAGGCTCTGGGGATATTCAAAAAATACAGTTTATTCTATTTGGCGATTTATTAAATATAATGTTAGAAGCTTCAAATAACTCAACCATTGTAACAGGAGGAAAATTCATAATTGATGATCCGCTATTAGGTACGGCATCATATGTAAATATAATGAATACGCCTATCCTATTATCTAATCTTACTAAATTTTTAAAAGAAAGAATACTTGATACAAATAGAGAGATGTTCTACTCTACAGATCTTTTTATAAAGGAATGTTATGAGTCTCTATTAAAAAACGCTCTTTCTGCAGCTAACGGATTTAAAGAGTATGAAAATTTTTTCCATTCAAATATAAGAATGGTACATACGATACATAAAGAAGGTGATGACTTTAATAAAGTGATAGCATATACGCGCTTTGGACTTAATACCGCAAACAATACTCAATTTAAAGAATTTGCAAAATATTTAAGAAAATCACAAAATATTTTAAGAAAAAGTGGAACATCCGATACTTTACAAAAAATATTTATGATCGGCAGCGAGGAAGAGATTAAATATTTTGACTTCTATCAGTCGTATGATAGAAAAATAGCAGGCTTAAAAGCAACAACAGCAGATCCAGACAAGAAAGCTTATTATGATAGCATGCTAAGGAGATACAGCCAAACTGGTCCTGATTCTTTTCAAGATTATATCATTAGAGAAAACTGGATACCATGCATACCAGTGCAGACAACCAGTAGAACTGATTCTATTATCAAATCAAAATATTTATCTTTTTCAAAGATAGACAATCCTAATATTACCATGGGAAACATACAAGGTGGATTACCGATATTTAGATTGCCGTATTCGGTGAAGGCAAATTTTAAAATTTATCTATCTTTTTTCCTAGATATAGGAAGTATATTTTTCGTGGCACCACCAGACACAATGATATTTGATGATCTTGGACGCGTAGTCGCAGCAGAGAATGTTTCTAATACATTTGGCTTTGGAGGTCTGTATGTTGTAAATTCTTCAAAACTGGAATATCATTTCCAAAGACTTGAAGATAATAATATAACGCTACCAAACGAAGAATCAAAATTATCTCTTGGTGGATATATGTTAAGTTGGGGCGACTCTTTAATGAAAAGACCTCAAGAGTCAAATAAATTAATAGATAAATGCAAAGATTTGGTTCCACGCATACCCGGTTCGGAGATACCAACTGGTGCGGGAGTTGCTACTGGCGCTGGTTCAGCAGCAATAGACCCAGCAGAGGCAGAAAGACTTCGCAGAATACGTGAAAAGGATTTCGCAGCAGCCTTTGAAGCCAGCTTCAAAGGAAGCAGCGCTAGGTAATAATTTATGAAAAAAAATTTAAATCCACCAGATTATTTTATTGGCAATTCATCTCTACAAAGATATCATCTTGCCGAATATTATAATGATATTTTATTTGATGAGCGCTTCTATCCATATATTTTTGATGCATCAACTGCTCGTTATTATGGATTAAAAAATACAAATGGTTTATTGGTTTATCCAAAAGAAGAATACTTAAAGCCATATGAATCATCTAGTGGAATATATTATAAGAATTTATTTTTTGTAATTGATGCCTTTGATGAATTTAAGAAATATTATGACAAATACTTTGAGATCAACAAACTCCAGAAAAATATGAATGTTTATACATCCATAGAACACTCAGGCGGTGCAAAAACACTAGATGATCTTTATATAAATTACATAAACTATATTTATAGAAGCTTTAAGACCTACCTTGATGATTCTATGCAGATAAAAATAAGAAATTTTAAAGATTTCTCAAATCATCTAGTTAATTTTTTAACAGAAGTTATCGCAATTGGGCCTATAACAAGAAGCGGATTTATAGAAAGCCAATATTGTGATACATTATTAAATGGATTAATAATAAGTGTTGATTCTACTAATAAAGATTCAACAATGACAGAAAACATTAATCGTTACTTAAACGATCAAAATTTTAATATATTTTTAGAAACAGCAAAGAGATTTGGTTTCATGGTTGACAAACACGCTCCTTGGCGTATAGTAGCTGATCTTGATTCTCCTGCGATGAAAAAATACTATGAACCTTATGGATTAATAGACAAAGAAGATATTTTTAAAAAATTATATTTTCATCCGTATGAAAGTGACAAAAAAGCTCTAAGAGCAATTATAATTTCTTTCTGGAATACATATGTGGAAAAAGCAGAAACTGTTGTTGAAGTTGACTCAATTAATAATTGTGATAAACATCATTATACAATATCTAGACCTCTAGGAGTTGAGGAAAGCCTATTTGATAGATATTATGGTGATCCTTGGTTTATAAGATTGTTTATCTATTTAAGGGTCTTGGAATCAAATATAGAGATTACCCAAACAAATTTTGAGTCATTTGTTAATCAAGCACTTATGCTAGCAAAATATAACGGCGAAACAGCTAGTAATGAATATATTGCAAATCGCATAAATAAAGATAGCGGAACTGTCAAGTTGACAAAGCTTGAGGAACTTGGTAAGGTATTGCAGCAAAGACCAACAGGTACGTTTAAAAGACCAAAAATATCTTTTTAAAGAGGTACGTATGATTTTTCAAGTTCTTGATGATAAAGGTGAGTGCATCGGTATTTATCAAGATGGCGAACTGTATTTTAGTGACGCGCCCGAAGGCATGGAAAAAACATGGAGCTATTCATCGGCGCTAAAAGATCTAGATATTCAATACGCAAGCATCTATGCAGGCGGTAAGAAGCTAGAGGAGGTCTGTCCGCCAGAACTAAAGCGCGAATACGAGAGAGTTTCTCTGCGTATCAAGGCTCATGTTGCAGCGTTCAAGACAGCTAAACTAAATCCAAAAGAAAACTGCATCTATGACCTTATTCCTCATAAGACTCTAAAGGAGTTTTGTGAGCTTAAGAATAGGATCTGCGAGCATGTCTTTCAAACTTACCCAAAACCAAAAGAATACGAATATTTTAAAAGTTTCGGTGAATTTATTGGCGACATTAGCGCAAGGGACATTAAACTTAATCGGTCATGGCTTTCGGGCAAGCTTTATGATATTCAAGCCCAAAAACTCTGGGAAAAAATAAACAGCATACAGCCGCATATCAAATATGACCAATTTGGTAGCGTTACTGGCCGTCTTGTCGTAACCGAAGATAGCTTCCCTATTCTTAATCTAAATAAGAAACTGCGCGAGGTTATTGTTCCACAAAATGATTGGTTTGTTGAGTTTGATCTCAACGCAGCAGAACTCCGAACAGCAATGGCCCTATTGGGCAAAACGCAGCCCGCTGGCGATCTCCATGAGTGGAGTGCAGAACATATTTTCCGTGGCGAGCTAAACCGCACAGAAGCCAAGGAAACGGCCACCAGTTGGCTTTATAATAGCACAAGCAAGAACGCCCTAAAATACGACAGCGAACTAAATGCGTTCTATAATAAACCTGCACTACTTGCGATGTACCACCTTGACGGCAAGGTGCATACGCCATTTGGACGAGAGATTGAGTGCGATACCTATCACGCTATTTCATATCTAAATCAAAGCACGCTTATTGATCTATTCCATCGTCAAATCCTAAAAGCAAACAGTATTTTTGATAACAAAAAAAGCTTTATTTCGTTCCTTGTGCATGATAGCCTTGTGCTTGATCTTTCGGAAAAAGAAAAAAGCCTACTACCAGATTTTATTCGGACTCTCTCTGACACAAAATGGGGCATCTTCCCTGTAAATGTTAAAATTGGCCGTAATTACGGCGAAATGAAAAAGATTAAAATAAAGGTTTAAAATGGATACAGTTATTGGATTAGGAAATGCTGGCTGTACGATTGCAGAACTCTTCAAGCAAAAATACAGCAACACGTATAAGATATATAAGATTGATGTTGACTGCGAGGATGGGTTTGCGCTACAACAGCAGAACTCTCCAGAGGAATACGAAAAAAACTGCCCAGACCTACGTCAGTATCTATCAGATACCGACGATGATATACTTTTTATTGTAGGCGGCGGTGGACAAGTTAGCGGTGCCTCGTTACGGATTCTAGAACAGATAAAACATAAAAATATAAACGTCCTGTATATTTGTCCAGAAAGCGATCAGATAGGCCAAGTGGCATTTTTGCAGCATAGGCTTGCATTTAATGTCTTTCAAGAATATGCTTTTTCTGGTCTATTCCGTAAACTTTTCCTTGTCCACAATAAAAACTTAGCCAATATAATTGGCGATGTACCTATTTTTGAGTATAATGATCGCATAAATAGCCTAATTGTAGACTCAGTCCATTACCACAATATTTACAATAACGTAAGGCCGGTAATGAGTACCCTCGGGAAGCTTAAAGACAATAATAGATTATGCACCTTTGGACTCTATAGTAGCGAAAATAATAGCGAATCCGTGTTTTTTGACATGCAGAATATAGATGAAAAAAGGTATCATTTTTTCGTAAATAACGATGTCCTGAAGACGGATGCGAAACTATATAAGAATATAAAGGAGACTATAAGCCGCCAAGAAATCCGTTCCTCATACCAAATATTAACAACCCAGCATCCGCAAAGTTTCTGCTACATAGAAGGTTACACAAACCAAAATCAAGCACTTGACAGCAACTAAAACTTGGGTTACAGTACGGTTCATAAGGAGGCAACATGAAGGCTTATCAAGGTACGTTTGTTAAGAAGACCGGTGAACGACGCACGATGCGTTTCGTAAAGCTATCTGATCTCCCACAGAGTTTTTTTTCTGGTAAGATCAAGGGCACCGAAAAGCATAGTCTCCCTGCGGGCAGCGAGCTTGTATGGGATATTGACGAGCAGGATTTCCGAGTTTTCAACAACAACACAGTAGTTGACACACCCAGAGAGTTTGAGTATACTCTCTCTTAACAGTTGGCGGGAGATTCACCGACCAACACACAAGGAGCAAGACCATGGCGATTGATATCAAGAAGATGAAGGCGAAGCTAGCGGCACTACAAAACAAGGGTGGCGGTAAGACCAACTTCTTCAAGCCCGAAGAAGGCAAGAAGTATGGTATTCGTGTAGTAGGTACGGCGGATGGTGATCCTTTCAAGGAGTACTGGTTCCACTACGAAATTGGTAAGAATTCAATTCTTTGTCCAAAGAAGAACTTCCAAGAAGAGTGTGCAATCTGTAACTTTGCGAGCAAGCTCTATAAGGAGAACACCGAAGACAGCGCCAAGATGGCTAAGAAGTTCCTAGCCCGTCAGCGTTTCTTCTCCCCAATTGTAGTACGCGGGGAGGAGAAGGATGGGGTCAAGATTTGGGGTTACGGTAAGAACGTTTATCAAGACCTTATCAACCTAGTTCTCAACCCAGACTACGGTGATATCTGTGATCCAGATAGCGGTACCGATCTAAGTCTACAAACTGGTAAGGCTCCTGGTGCGCAGTTCCCAACCACCAAGCTAACACCAGCCCGTAATACCAGCCGCCTGTGCCAAGGCACCGATGACGAGTGCCGTGACCTCATGGAAAGTGTACCAAACTTTAATGAGATTCATGAGCGTAAGACAAGTGCCGAAGTTGCCGCTGCGCTAGATGAATACCTAAACGCTTCATCTACCGATGCGGACGCCGAATCTGCTTCAACTGAAACCGTAAAGTATGGTGCCAAGCCAACTAGCGCGGTTGATGCAGCTTTCGCTGATCTAATGGCCTAATATTGTTAGGCTAAAAATAGGACGGCGAGGGTGCTATACTGCCCTCGCCGTTCTTGTTTATTACACAGGAGAAAACACACAATGGCAAAAGCGTTTGACTTAGCAAGTTACAAAAAAACTATTGAAGTAAACAATGTAGAAAAAAAGAAAGATAAATATGTAGTTGTAGATGAATGCCTACAGGAAGTTATTGGTATTCCTGGTATTCCGCTGGGCCACATTACCCAGGTTTATGGTAAGAGCGATACAGGCAAGACCTCATTACTGTTCCATGCAGCTGCAAAGGCACAGGAACAGGGCGTACTACCAGTATTTATTATGACCGAAGGTAAGGTTGACTGGAACCGTGCTGCCAAGATGGGTGTAAATATCGATCAATGTATTAAAAATGAAGAATGTATGTATCTTGAAGAAGCATTTACTTTTATTGATAAAATTGTCAGTGATGTTTCAATGGGCGAGCTACCACAAGATGTACTTATCCTATGGGATTCAGTAGGGTCACTACCAAGCAAGGATGAAGTCAAGGAAAGCGACGACGGCACAACTGAAAAGAAAGCCAGCATGATGCGTGCAGCAAAGGCTATTCGCGAAAACATGCGCATCGTTCAACGCAAGATCAACGCTACCCGTAACTACAGTTATCCAAAGTATGTTGGTCTTATGATCCTTAACCAAGCATATACCCAACCACCTTCTTTTGTTGGTGGCCATAGCAAGATGGTGCCATATGGCGGTGACGCCATCTGGTACGCAGCCAGCGCAGTCTGGAAGATGGTTGGTAAGGGCAAATTAAGTGCCACTAAAGACGGTAAGAGCTTTGACTTTGGGCTTATCAGCAAGATCAGTGTTGAAAAGAACCATATCAGCGACCTCGCAATGGAAGGCGAATTTGTTGTAACGCCAGATGCCTTCCTACCCAATGAAGCCGGTAGTATCAAGAAATATAAAGATAGCCATCGTGAACAATGGGGAGAAGCAACTATTATGTCAGCCGAAACAGGTGAAGTTTTAGACGACTAACCTGCCCTTGACAAGAATCAGCCGCCAGTGTAGAGTAGCCTCTGCATTGGCGGTTTTCTTTTGGAGGTTACCGTGGCCGTATCTCTTTGTTGTCAATATTTAATTCCTCGTAAGAAGCGTGACGGCACGACTATTTATGAAAATATAATTGATGAAAAATCTCTTCAATTAGGCCAATATAAAGCAGGAAAATACAGTGAAGAGCGCATCCGTGACACGTATCGTCACAATGTTGATGAACATATTAAAATCATTCCTACGCTCGTTAAAGACAACATCCGAAGTTTCCGAATTAGCAGTTCGCTGCTCCCACTTTTTGAATTTGCTGGAAGCATTGCTCGTACAGATCAGGTGCTTATCAGCAAGCTTGGAATACTTGGAAGCCTATTCCGAGAAAATGACATTCGTGTAACAACACATCCTGGCCAATTTACAGTGCTTAGCAGTGATCGTGATGAGGTTGTAAAAAACAGTATTAAAGAACTTGAGTACCATGCATGGATGTTTGACATGATGGGACTTAGCGAGACAGCATACAACGCCATCAATATTCATGGTGGCAAAGCCGACAGGAGCGAACGGCTTATTGAGGTTATCAAGACGCTACCGGCAAATGTGAAAAATCGTTTGACGCTTGAGAACGACGAGAAATGCTACAATGTTAAACAGCTTATCCAGATTCATGAAAAGTGCGGTGTTCCTATTGTTCTTGATTCCCATCACTATAATTTTAATTCCAGCGATCTTGTTTATGACGATGCTCATATCGCCACTATGGGGACTTGGGGAAAAATCAAACCACTCCAGCACCTAAGTAACACAGAGCCTGGAATGGAGAACGGAAGTTTTAATGAACGACGTTCGCATTCAAATTTTATTCACTATATTAATCAGCATCAGCTTAATGCTCTACGCAATGACACAATTGATGTAGATCTTGAAGCTAAGATGAAAAATATTTCTCTCTTGAAGTTCCGAGAAGAGTATGGTATCTTTGTTTAAATTGCTTTGGAGGCAAACATGAAGGAAGAACTGGAAAATCAGATTCGTCAAAAGTATCCTAAAATGTTTATCAAGGAAACCGTCACAAAGCGGGATGGTACTACTTTTGAGCGTAATGCCTGCTGGGAAATCGCTGTTGGCGACGGCTGGTACGATCTTGTTGACTCACTCTGCGGCGTTATCCAGAACGAAGTGGACAACGAGATTATCCAGCACGGTTACCGCGTAAAGCGCGGCGAGGCCACCGAAGACGACAAGCCACGACAGGTTATCCCTGTCCAGATAAAAGAAAAATTTGGCGGTCTCCGTTTTTATATTGATGGCGGCAATGATCGTGTCCACGGCGCTATCCATGCAGCAGAAAGCATGAGTTACCGTATCTGCGAAAACTGCGGCAACCCTGGCAAGCCCAACAGCGAAGGCTGGGTTAAGGTTTATTGTGATCCGTGCAATGAGCTTGACAAGCGCCGCAGGGAAGAGTATAACGCCGAAATGGAAGCGCGAGCAGCGCAATACAGGGCGGAACGAGCCGCCAAGGAGCAGACAAATGGATAACGATGGCCCGCAGAACGAGATCATTATGAAGAAGACCGAGATTAGCAAGAAGAATCGGAGGTTACTCCAAGTTGGCTAAGAAGATGGCAACCACCTCCCAGTACGGCAACTTTCGTCATGGCGCTGTACTTGTTGGAGGCGGTAATGCTATTCTTGGTATTGGCGTAAATAATGAGAAATATTGTTCTGTAGGCGCAAAGCATCGTCATCCCAACAAGGGCGTTAGCACCTACCATGCCGAGATCGCAGCCCTGTTGAATCTGCCTCGCACTGCTACCAAGGGTGCAGTTATGTATGTTGCCCGTGCAAGCAAGGGCAGTCACGAAGATCGTATGAGTCGGCCTTGTCCCATGTGCCATGCCGTTATGGAGGAGCGTGGGATTAAGGCCGTTTATTATAGCGTTGATGATGACCATATTGGAACTTATAAGTTCTAGGGAGACTAAAATGGCTGAGAATTTTGAAGAAGTTAAAGTGACCGTAGATGGCGATAAAGTAAAGGCTGAAAGCGATAACAAAAAGCTTAAAAGCACTTTACTAGAGGATCTAATCAAGAATATGCCAAAACCAAAAAAGAAAAACTATACAAGTGTGAAAAATCGCGTACGTCCAATGAAAGAGGTAGCGGTTGTGCGTATGAGCGAAAATGGAACAGATATCAGCTCAGTTTCATCCTTTGGGCCACATCTGTTTGGCCGATACCCACTCAAGTGGCTGTATATTATGTATAATAGCGTAAGAGATTATTTCTTTTCCAAGGATAGCTATGCATTTTTACGCGTATCACTATATCGGGACACTGTAAAGGCAGCTGCATTAAGCGAGCCAAAGAAGCTACGCTATAAGGTTGGCGAACTTTATAAAAACGGAGTAGTCCCAAAGGATGAAAATGCGTAATAAACTGTTATATGAAGCTCTATATAAAGCCTATAATATTGCAGAAGGTCAATTTTCGGGTATACCGGATTGTTGCATTATTGAGTTCAATAATGGAAGAACTTGGCAATCAATGATTAACACGATAAAAACTCAAAAAGAAAAAGTGGAGATTACCAAAAATTGGGCTTATGTTCCATGCCAAGACTGTATTGATAATAAACGATATGGTCAAGTAAAAGAAGGCAATTCCCATATTGGAGAATTGCTGCTATTCCTAATGGAAAAGGCGATAAAACAAGATGAAAAGAATATTAGTAATCGATAGCCTAAACGCATTCGTCCGAGCCTATAGCGCCGATCCAACCGTTACTCCAAAAGGGGTGCCGGTTGGCGGCGTTCGCGGCTATCTAAAAATCCTACAAAAGATGGTTCGCGTTACGAATCCCGATAAAATTATTATCTGTTGGGATGGCGAAGGCGGCAGTAAGAAACGTAAGAATATGTTTGAGGGCTATAAGGCTGGTCGTAATCCTCTTACAATCAATAGCAATATCAAGGCAAGTGCAGAGGACGAACTAAAAAACCGTATCTGGCAGGAGACTCGTCTTGTAGAATATCTAAATTGCTTACCCATCGTACAAATTATTACAGATGGCGTAGAAGCCGACGATCTTATCGCACTTGTTTGTAAGGATGATAAGTTTAGCGATTACCAAAAAGTAATTGTAAGCAACGACAAGGATTTTATTCAGTTATGCGGTAAAGATACGGTCCTATATCGGCCAGTAAAGGAGCAGATTTTAAATATAAAATCTGTAGTTGAAGAATATGGCATACATCCCTATAATTTTGCTATCGCTAGGGCTATCGTGGGTGACACCAGTGATAATTTACCCGGTGTCAAAGGCGCTGGCCTTGCTACTATTGCAAAACGTTTCCCTTTTCTTGCAGAAGAAAAAGAATACAGTCTTGACGACATATACCTACACTGTCGCGAGCATACGGGGGAAGTCAAGATTTATAAGGGAATATTATCAGAACAAAAACAAATAAAGCTGAACCATCGCATGATGCAACTCCAATACCGTCTTGTACCAACCGAAACAAAAAAGCAGATCTTTCGCGATATCAAGAACGCAGAGTGTATTTACGATAAAGATAAGTATATTAAATACTGCACAGAAGACGGTTTTATGGATATAAATTTCAGCGAACTATTCAACCAGATGGAAAAGATTCAACTTGAAAACTGTACGGACAAGCGGTAGTATGTCTTCAACGGAGGAAGCATGAGCGAGCGTCAAGACTTTTCAGTCTACGGAACAAAATTTCAAGAAAACCTGTGTACCCTAATCCTAGATGATAGCCAATTTGCTGCGCAAATTGGTGAAGTTCTAGACTTTACATTCCTAGAACTAAAATACCTACGTACCTTTACCCAAAAGGTATATGATTACCGTAAGCGTTATGGTGTTCATCCATCACGCGACACAATGATGACCGTCATTAAGGCGGAACTTAGCAATGAAAACGAGGTTGTACAAAAGCAAACTCGTGAGTTCTTTGCCCGTATTATCAGCGATGGCATGATTACGGATGGTCATGAATATATTAAGGAAACCTCACTTGATTTCTGTAAGAAGCAGAAACTAAAGGAGGCCATGATCAAGAGCGTTGAACTTATTAAAAGTTCATCCTATGACGAGGTTAGCAAAACTATCAATGACGCACTCAAGCTTGGCACAGATAATAATCATGGTTACGATTATGTTGTGGACTTTGAGAAACGATTTGAGGTTAAAGCACGTAATCCAGTATCTATGGGTTGGGATCTCATTGACAATATTACTCGGGGTGGTCTGGGCCGTGGTGAACTTGGCGTCGTCATTGCTCCTACAGGGGCTGGCAAGAGTATGGCACTTGTCCATTTGGGTGCGAATGCTCTACGCCTTGGATACAATGTTGTTCACTACACTCTGGAACTCTCTGACAAGGTAATCGGTACCCGTTATGACAGCTGCCTTACGGGGCTTGGCCTAACTGATGTCTTTAACCATAAGGAGCAAGTCCTTGATATGGTCAAAAACCTAAAGGGCCACCTTATTGTCAAGGAATATCCTACGAAGAGCGCCAGTACAAACACAATCAAGGCCCATCTTGATAAATTAAAGGCTCATGGACACCGTGTAGACTTTGTAATCGTGGATTACGGCGATCTCCTAAAGCCAACAAGCAAGGAAAAGGAGAAGCGTGCCGAACTTGAGAGCATTTATGAGGAAATGCGTGGTATTGCCCAACTTCATAACTGCACTCTGTGGACGGCGTCACAGACCAACCGTACCGGCCTAAATGCAGAAGTTATTACTATGGAAAGCATCAGCGAGGCGTTCAATAAGTGCTTCGTAGCCGACTTTATTTGCACAATCAGCCGTACAATCAAGGATAAAGCTGCAAACGAAGGTCGTATGTATATTGCAAAGAACCGAAACGGACCAGACGGTATGGTTTTCCCACTATTTATGGATACACGTAACGTCTGTATCAAGGTTTTACAGGAAAGCGGGGAATCCGCCAGTGATATTATTGCAAAAAGTGCTAAGGAACAAGAGGCTTCCTTGAAAGAGAAATATAAGGCGTTCAAGAAGGAAAAGAAGACTACTTAGTAAACCATTATAGAAAGGTCTGTTATGTCAATTTTTACTCCACGCCCAACCTATGGGCCGCACGAATACCCAAAATCGTATGAATATTTCCAAAAACAGCAAATGGCGCATTGGGTACCATTTGAAGTACAAATGGGTAGCGATATAAATGACTGGAAGCTATCATTAAACGATAATGATCGCCATGTTATTGGCTCAATCCTTAAAGGTTTCACGCAGACTGAAATCTTTATCCAAGATTATTGGTCAAATAAGGTTGCAAACTGGTTTAAGAAACCAGAAATCCAGATGATGGCAAACAGCTTTGCTGGATTTGAGAGTATCCACGCGGCAGGATATAGCTATCTAGAAGAAAGTTTAGGAATTCAGAACTATGAAGCGTTCCTGCATGAACCAACTGCAAAAGCCAAAATTGATCGCCTTATGGAAACAAAGGGCAAATCACGTAGAGACATCGCTCTTTCACTCGCTATTTTTTCGGCGTTTAACGAGGGAGTTAATCTATTTTCTTCTTTCGCAGTATTAATGAGCTTCCCACAGCGCAACATGCTTAAGGGACTTGGACAAATTGTATCTTGGTCTATCAAGGATGAAAGCTTACATAGTGAAGCGGGCTGCTGGTTATTCCGACAGGTTACAGAGGAATTTCCAGAGCTACTGGATGATGATCTAAAAGAGGCGATTTATGAAGCCGCCCGTCTAACTGTAAAATTAGAAGACGAATTCATTGATAAAGCTTTCCAGAAGGGTGATCTACCAAACCTATCAGCGCACGATCTAAAGAACTATATTCGTCATCGCGCAAACACTAAACTCCAAGACCTTGGGCTGAAGAGTAATTGGAAAAACTTAGATAAAGAAAGCCTTGAAAGGATGGAATGGTTTAGTGTACTATCTAGTGGCGTTGAACTGCAGGATTTCTTTGCCCAAAAGGCAACAGCTTACTCCAAAGGTTTAGCCGATTTTGAAGGAGTCTGGAATGAGTAAAATTGAAGAAATTGATCAAATTAGCAAAACAAAAAAAGTAGTTGTAATGGTTGCAGCTTGCGCATGGTGCAATCCATGTAAGCTAAAGAAGCCAACCTTCCTTGCGCTTAAGGAAAAGTATCCACATATCCATATGGAAATCGTTGATAGCGATGACGAACCAGAATTTAGGCAGGAACACAGCGTAAAAGCGTTACCAACATTCATCAAGATCCAGAACACAGAAGAAACTGGCCGCATGGAAGGTGCAAAGCAGACGATGGCACAACTTGAAGAGTGGATTCTTGCTTGACAATTTTCTGTAGAGTCTGTAAAAAGGAGCTACTACAACTAACTGATCAAAAACAAATAGATTTTCACAATCGTGATATTGCCCCGCATGAACCACGGGGCATTAAAATTTCAGAAATATATATGTGTAGCGAATGCTCACACAAAATAACAGAGAAATGGGATAAAAATGGAAAACAATCAAAGCCTAGTAGAAAAGTGGGAACAAAGCGGACTTCTAGACGGAGCAGTAAATAAAGAAGGTATTGCTAATTGTTTAGAAGATGTAGCGCAGTTTGCAATGTTACAAGCGGCAACCCTTAAATATAGGATCGTGGAAGAAAAAAAGTTAGGCGTAGCAATTTCACTACTTTTCCCTGTTGTCAGATTGGCACTTGGTGAAAGAAACTTCCAATGGTCAAAAGATGAAAACTATACCAGAGAAGTTATTGAAGTGGAGTACCCATCTGTTGAAGACCCAAATGAAGTGGAGCCAGAAGATTGCTCTGCGGTTGCCAAACTTGTATCAGAAAAATTTGATAAATATAAAAACTTAAAAATTCACGGATTTTTCCCAGAGTTTCCAAAAGAACATCAAAATAAATTTGAGATTCACCTTCTTTGTTCAGAAGATATCCAGAAAGCAGAATAAAATGACTCTTGAAGAACTAAAAGAAAGCGGACAGGCACCAAGTTGGCTAACGGATGAAGGATTCCAAACCCTTTCTGCTGGTTATCTATTAGAGGGTGAAACTCCGCTTGATATGTATAAACGAGTTGCACGCGCAGCCGCGTCACAATATGACGAACCATTACGCAGCCAACTTGAGGCACGCTTTTTAAAATATATTTGTAACAACTGGCTCGCGTTGGCTACTCCCGTGGCGTCAAATTCTGGGACAGAACGTGGATTACCTATTAGTTGTTACGGCCAATATATGGGTGATAGCGTAAGTGATATTTTTAAAACTTATCACGAAGCGGCCATGCTTACAAAAAACGGCGGTGGCGTTGGCACATACGTCGGTAAGATCCGTGCGCGTGGATCCCAGATCAAGGGAAACGGCCATAGCGAGGGTGTTGTGCCTTGGCTTCGCGTACATGAACAGACATTCCAGTCAGTAGGCCAAGGCGGCGTCCGTCGTGGCGCTACAGCAGTTTATCTAGACGCAGAACACGGAGATATTGATGAGTTTATTGATATTAGACGCCCTACCGGGGATATTAGTCGGCGTTGCCTCTCTAACAATTTCCACCATGCTGTTGTCTATGGTGATGAATTTATGCATAAAGCACTCAACGGAGACAGCCATTCACGAGGAATCTGGGAAAAGGGACTCCGCACAAGGTTAGAAACCGGCGAACACTATATGATGTTCCGCGATAACGCTAACCGCGATCTACCAGCCGGTTATATCAAGAATGGACTAAAAGTTTCAACTAGTCAACTTTGCAATGAGATTTATTTATACAATGATGAACAACATACATTTGTTTGCTGCCTCTCTAGCGTCAACCTTGCCAGATACGACGAATGGAAGGCTGATCCGCAATTTCTTAAGGACTGTATTTACTTCCTTGATGCAATTATGGAAGAGTTTATCCAGAAGGCTTCAAAGATCGAAGGCTTTGAGAAGGCTGTACGATTCTCTGTTAAGTCTCGCGCACTCGGTCTTGGCGTACTCGGCTGGCATACGCTATTACAGAGCAAACTAATTCCATTTGACAGTTTTGAAGCAATGGAGCTTAATGCTCAAATCTTCCGCACACTAGACAGGAAGACCCTAGAAGCCAGCAAGGAATTAGGCGTCCTAAAAGGCGTTCCAGAATGGTGTGTAGATACTCGTAATAGCCACCGTCTTGCTGTTGCCCCAACTGTAAGCAACTCGCTTATCAGCGGTGGCGTTTCTCAAGGTATTGAGCCTATTATTGCTAACTATTATGCCCAAAAGAGTGCAAAAGGCACGTTCGTTCGTAAGAATCCAGCACTCCAAGCCTTGTTAGCAGAGAAAGGTATGGATAACTTTGACACATGGCAACAAATTAATAGTGATGGCGGCTCTGTAGCCGGTCTAAAGGGTTTAAGCGACCTTGAGCGGGAAGTATTTGCAACTGCCCGTGAAGTAAACCAGCATGCCATTATTAAGCAAGCAGCCCAGCGTCAACGCTGGATTGACCAAGGCCAAAGCGTAAACCTTTTCTTTGCAGCACCAGCATCACTAAACAGCGATGACAAGAAGAAACTTGGTAAGTATATCCATGAAGTACATATGGAAGCGTGGCGCGGTGGTTTAAAGGGCCTTTATTATCTAAGAGGCGAGTCAATTCTGAAAGCAGATAATATTTATAGAAGTAGCGGTGAATGCAAGGCGTGCGAAGGATAACTTAAGGATACACTCACCCCGCCTCTTAACAATGCGCCTCTGGGTGGGTTTTTTATGGAGATAAAATGAAAAAACTACTACTAACAGCACTACTCCTGACAGCTTGTATGCCAACAGAGGCGGATATTAACAGTTCTGACATTGATCAATATGTAAGTGAAGCAGGACATCTTTCGGTCGCAGAGGAGCAACCTAAAACAGAGGTTACCTGCGATTTGGAGTGTCTTCAGCCAGAACAAGACGGAGATATGCTCTGCTCTTACAGAAAATTTAAGCAAACCAGCCGATATGACCAGTTTGTTGCCCTGCAACCCAACAGTGCAACCCTATGGCCAGGAAATGTTGTCAGTGGTCGTGGAGCAAGCGTTGGAATGCTCACTCCTCTTGGACTCCGATTAGCGCCTGTAACATTTTCCTTTTCTCTTGAGGGTATGCGTGGTAAGGTAGGCGGTACGTTAGGGGATCCAAACCTCCTAACTTTCCGTCAACTACGAAATGATATACTAAATGATGGCGTAAAAGGCAGCACACCAGCCGCTATCGACCTACAGATAAGCGAAGTATATAGCCTTTCACAGGTAGGTGTAAAACTTGGTGCTGGCGTGGCTTGGCCAGGTGGTGGTAAAGTAGCGGGATCATTTGACTTTTCGTCCACCAATAAAAAAACAAAGGTTCTTGTTGACTTTACCCAAGCCTATTATACAATTGACATCAACGCGCCACTCCGACCATCAGACTTCTTCTTAAAAAGTGTAAGGGCCGAAGACGTACAGAAGGTAGTTGAAAAGGGTAACCCACCTGTGTATATCCAAAGCGTTACATATGGTCGCCGTGTTATCTTTGCAGTAGAAAGCGACAAGAGTTCACAAGATATTGAAACAGCCATCAAGGCTGCATATAACGCAAAGGCAGTAGAGGGCGAAGTTAGCGTAGATGTAGATACAAAAAAGACCCTTGATGAAAGTTCTATCCGTGCCTTTATCCTTGGCGGTAGCGGTGAGGATGCAGTTGGTGCCGTTGCCGGTTTTGAGGGCGTAGTTGAATATATTAAAAACGGCGGTAACTACAGTAAGGATAGCCCAGGTTCGCCAATAGCATATAAACTTGCTTATCTTGATAATGAAGTAACACAGTTAGCATTTACTACCGAGTTTGCAGAAAAGTCTTGCACCCGTAACCGTGGTCCATTAAAAGCAACACTTGATAGTATCACCCATGTAGGTGGCGATGACCTAAGACTATATGGCGGCGTTGTTCTTGGTGTATCCAAGGTTGGCAATGAAAGCGTGGACTGCGGAGAGGGCGAAGACTATGTCCTATGGCAACTTGATCCAAATCAATGGCAACCTATCCCGCGCCTTGGAACTTGGCGTCCAAGCAGCCCAATAGAGATACAAATAATTGATGCCAAGTATGGTAAAAATACAGAAATGTGCCTCATGGGCAAGCTTTATAGCAGCAATAGCGATAGTTGGTGGGACAAACCAGACCTAGAATTCAACGAAGTAATGAAAAGCGTTTATTCTGGTGATAGCTGGAATGGTCTATACACAATACAGTTTCGTGGTGCCGGTGACCTTGCTGCCGACGTAACAATAAAACTGTCACAAGAGTAAAAAGGTACTATTTATGGTATTTAGGAGACATTAAATGAAAGTAACGAAAAGCTATTTAAAACAAATTATTAAAGAAGAATTTAATAACCTCCAAGAGGTTGGAGGAACGCCAACTCAAAAAGCACAAAGGGCAATAAGCGATGCAATTGAAGAAATCCAGGCTCTCCTTGGGACAGAAAATGCTTCAACTATACGCTATTCTCTAAAGGATCCAATCTTAGGATATCTACAGGAAGCCCTAGAAAATCTTTCACAGGGGAGCAACCTTGAGGAAATGACAACAGAAGCAGAGGGATCTGGAGGAGATCAAATTGCAGAACTTAGAAATAGACTTCACGAGATCTGCATGAAAAACAGGATACACTTACCGCAATCTGCTTTTGGCATCTATTCAAATGTACAAATTGTGAGCGTAGGTGCGAATAAAGCTGAGATATATGACAACAGAAGAAATGGTTCTGGTAGCGTTACCGTGACGCCTATTAGTATTGTGACTAATAAAAAAGCCGGTAGTCCATCAACCGATCAAGAATTAGTAAAAAAATGCACAGAAGTTATGGATGCATATAAAGCATACATGAAGGTTAAATTAAACCTTAAAGACGTTTAGTACCTTTCCGCTTTACACCCAACCCACAATCTGCTACTATGCCGATTGTGGGTTTTTTATTTGGAGGTCCAATGTGGGACATACTTGAGAAGATAGAAGATAAACTAAGCAGTGCGCTAAATGGAAATGTTCGCTTTACAAAGGAGAGCTTCTACAGCGGAGAAGAGCGTCTCTTCTACAAGAGGCTAACGCTTGACGACAAACCTCTTGGAATTAAAGTTAATATAATGGACTTGCAAGAAGGCGGAAGGCGTGCTAGAGTAGAAGACAAGGTGGCGGTCATCATAAAGATGATCCAATTTACAAAGGGAGCCTAAAATGGATAATTTTGAATCACTACAAAATGCGCTTGATGGTAAGACCAACACTCCAACGAAGACGCTTCGTGAGGTTGTAAGCGGCAATGGTTATATTGAAAATGTTGAAGAGGAGGTCAAGAGCAAGGAAGAGCGCATGCGCGATTTCGTCAAGAGCCTAAATGCAATTGAAGAATGTATTGAACCTTATAAGGAGCAGCGCAAGGATCTAAAGAAGGAATACGTTGAGAACGGCTGGCTTGACAAGAAGGACATGAAGACCCTTATTAAGGCTCTACGCCTTGTCAAGGACGACACCGATATTGAGGAACTTCTCAAGGTTTACGATAACCTAAAGAAGTAAGGAGACACCATGTATTCGCTTGAACCAAGAAATAAGCTTCTACTTGTTGAGAAGCTAGAATCTAAGAAAAAAGAAGAGCGCTCGTTCTATATTCCAGAAAATATGACAGTAGATCCCGCTCATATAGTAGTAAAACTAACTGGTGCAGGGAAAGATTCGCCCTTTTATCAAGAGAAGGGTGCACTGCTTCTAGTTCAAAGTCACCTTGTAGAAAAGGTCACTTACGAAGTTGATAACTTTTGGGTTGTATCAGAATCCGCAGTTGTTGGAGTTCTCAGAAAGAATGAGCTATAATGCCAGCACAAAATAATACAGTAGAACTACTTGGCACATACGGAGACGACCTTACTCACGGTTTATCGGCTTGGACAAGCACAAGCCGAGAAATCAGCGAAGAGAAGCGTAACCGGCTACCCAAGTTGCTCAATATGCTTGGCGAGGAAGGCCATCATACTCCATATGAGAAAAGTATGATCCACTTCCTTGTAACAACCGATATTGCCACACATATTCATTTGCTCAAGCACCGTATTGGTGTTTCTATCAACGGCGAAAGCGCCAGATACAAGGAACTAAAAGACGATAAATTTTATGTTCCCGTGGATTGGGACGCCGATGAGCAAGCGCAGTACATCTCGTTCCTAGAAGATGCCTTGAAAAAGTATCACGACTGTCTAAACCGCCTAGTTGCAAAAGGCGTGCCACGCAAGCGTGCAAAGGAAAGCGCACGATTTTATCTGCCATATGGTAATCAGATTACGGCAGATATATCTTTCAACTGGCGAAGCTTCATGCACTTTCAAGGACTGCGCAATAGCGAACATGCCCAGTTAGAAGTTCGCGAGCTTGCACAGGAAATGTTGCGTCAAGTACGTGAAACAGGTAAGTTTCCTCTATCGCTAGAAGCATTCGGATACGGAGAATAAATGGATTATTCTATCACTAGCATCCCAGACATAAATGGCGTAAACCAAGAATTTTATATTACGGCCTGTAATAAATGTAGTACCCAAATGCATTATAATAAATACTCCGTAGATAACGGCATATCGCAGGGCTGGTACACAGAAGATAAGTTCAAGGAAGAACTTTATTGTATGGAATGCAGAAAAGGTAGATACCGCAGATGATTCATAAAGAACGGACTCTAAACTTATCCTACGACCACTTGGTATTAGGCTCTAGTTTAGAGTCCGTCCTTTTTGCGTATTATACATCTACGCCACTTATATACCTGCATCTTGACCGCCCTCAATGGTTTGAAAAATATAGTTTTGACTTTGGATTAGGCTTAAGCAAAGAGGAATCTTTTGATTCCATGCTTGCACAAATGGGAATAGCTGGTTTACTCCCATTAGATAATAAATGTAATAGGGCGCGTATGATGGACGGCAACAACATACGTATTGTTACAACTGGTGATTTTATCGTAAATATAGGTTTTAACAACCTTTATATTTTTGATGATACAAAGGTTGATGGATTGCCAGATGCATTAGAAAAAACACATACACCAGTTACTATATACGATAGTTTTTTAATAAATTGCAGCCGCGCCTCTAAAATAGAGATAGATCTTTCCACAGAAGCTTATATAAAAAACTTCCACCATGTGGATAATCCAAACTCTACACGCAAAGAGTGCGTGGTTGTTTCGGAGGCCGAAAGGGAAGAAGATAGTATGGAGTATTTTATTCGCGCTCGCCTTGAAACAGTATTAAAAGAAAGCGGAATAAAGAAAAAGCGAAACAAAGAACTCGTAGAACACATTGAGCGTAAGGTAAAAAACAGTATGAAAAACCTTTACGCTGATTACGGTGGTATAAAGTTTATTTACCCAAATCTAGACACAATAATAGAGCATCGCGAAACTCATAATAGAAATGATTATCTTGGATATATAAAATGTCAACTGTCGCAACCCACCTAGCAGCAATAGTTTCAGCAGTTGGCCCTCCGCTTGAATTTAATATGCCGTGGCACGATTGTCTTATGCCAGTTGGCGAAAATTATCACGCCATAGAGAGAGCAGTAAACACCGCTGCTGTTGCTGGCGCAACTACAATATGGGTAGTTCTTGACAGGTCTGCCGCTCCAATAATAAAAAAGAAAGTGGGCGAGTGGATATACGATCCAGAAACAATCTGGGATCCGTTTAAACCTTTCTTAAAGAAAGTTCAGATACCAATTTATTATATAAGCGTCCAACCAAAAGATATAGCAAGGCGAGATAGTCAAGGATGGGGGGCACTATACGCAAGTAAAGTTATACATTATGTAAGCAGCAAAATGAGCATGTGGTCTGCGCCAAGCCGATATCTGTTTATATCTCCATATGGAGTAAGCTGTGAAGAAAGTATATTAAACTCACGAACCTTACTAAAAGGTAAAAAAGAAATAGCGTACATTTTTAATAATAAAAACTTTCAAGATAATATACATCTGCCCTTTACATTCGCACAGAGTCAGTATAAACTGCTTCAGCAACATGCACTAGATTCCTTTAGGGGCAAAGAAGATAGATTTAGAAAGATAAGTGATGTATACGCTCCGCTAAATGTTACAGATATGGAAATTGTACAGCTAAATAGCCATATAGATATAAGCAACTGGTCTGGCTATAGAGAAATGATGAGCGGACCAGAAATAAAAAGACCAAAATACCTTGTTTCACATAAATGGAAAGGATTACTAAAAGATGAGCCAACTTGATAACTGGGATCGGTACTTTCTTGATATTGCAAAAACGGTAAGCACCCGTGGAACTTGTCCACGACTACAGGTGGGAGCAGTCATCGTCCGCGACCGCAATATTCTCTGTACGGGCTACAACGGCTCTATACGCGGTTCCGCACACTGCACCGACAAGGGTTGTTACATGGTTGAAAACCATTGCGTGCGAACGGTCCACGCAGAAACAAACGCCATCCTTCAAGCAGCAAAGAACGGTGTTGACATCAAAGATGCCTACTGTTATGTTACACACAGTCCATGCATCAACTGCCTCAAACATCTGCTAAATGCAGGGATCAGCTGTATTATGTGGAACCAGCAATATGGAAAGCATCCTGCCGATATTTTACTAGATCTTGGAGTATCGTGGTTTCCAAAAGATAACAGTATCAGTGTATTTTATAAATCCTGGTGAGGTCCAATATGGAAGACGAGAATCTTGAAGCCCAGCGTGAGCTTGATAAGTTGAGGTTGAGCATTGCTAAACTTGATGACTTTAACCTTTCACTATATCGTGTATACAGCGAAGCAAAGCGTCTCCGAACCATGAAAGACCGACCAAAGGAACTTGACCGGCTATTACAGGCTGTATCCATGACGGAACAGTTTATAAAGGGAGACTAACATGGATACACGCTGGTTTGATTGCTCATGCCGTTCTGCACACCACGCAGTTCGCGTTACATATGAGCCGGAATATAATGAAGTGTTTTTTGAAATGAGGGTCAACAACTACAAAAGTTTCTGGAAGCGATTGATTGCCGCGTATAAATATCTCTTTAACAAGGATAACAACGACTGCTCGTATGACACTTTTATCTTGTCTCCCGAAGATAGAGAGATTATGATGGCCGTCCTTGGAAGAATGAAATGAATAAAGCGTTCTTTATATTTCTTATACTCCTTCTTGTAACCGCAAGTGATTGCAAGTCGCCATATGAAAAGGCATTAGAAAAATGTCAAACTCGCTGCGCCCCCAATATTGCAACAGCGGTAGATTATAACTATAATAATAATCGTTACGATAAATGCGTTTGTGTAGTACACTATCGCGAAGACGAGGTAGCCGATGACCAAGAATAGGCAGGAAGTATTTGATATCTGTATGGCTGTGCTTATCTTTGCGCTTGCAGCAGCCGCAGTTGGGTGGTATGCTGCAATGGAAACTGACCGGCCATGTAAGTATGTGTCGCCCTATAAAAACACCCTGCAAGGGGACATCCATCGCGAACTGCGATGCAAGGATAAACCATGAGTGACAAAATTCGCGTATTTGACCAGATTATGACGTTTTCAGAGTCAGACTCTTTTGAACAACTCTATGAAGGTCTTGCACATATCCATAACCTTGCTCATATGCATGACCAAAGCAACGCTTGGACGGATATAAATATTGAGTTTACCTACAACGACTGGGATACCGACCGCCTCATTATTACGGGCTATCGCCTTGAAACCGATAAGGAATATGCGGCTCGTCAAAAGGCGGCACAAGAGGCAGCAAAAAAGGCTCGTGTAAATAAGGAACGTGCGAAGGCTGCAAATGAAGAGCGTGACCGCAAGCAGTACGAGCGTCTAAAGAAGAAGTTTGAGAAGCAGGATAATGGCACTGTTATTGATATTATTGAAACCGTGACAAAGCACGAACACGCTTGGGTAAACTTTGGTGGTGTATATCACCTTGGCAATCCCGAACAATGGCAGGAATGTGCTACCTGTAAGGAAAAGAGGAAACTCTAATGAATGAAGGCATAGGTTTTATTATTGGTTTCTCTGCTGGCGTCATTATTTCCATTGTTGTTATGGCTGGTCAAGTAGGGCAACATATGGAAAATTATGAAGTATGCCAGCGGACCATTCAGTATCAACTTGACAAAACACCCGAAGAAGTGCAAACTCTTATGCAAACAGAGAAGAAACG